TTAGTAAATGTTGTTGTTGGTTTAGCTACGTTGTCTAAAGAAGAAGCAAGACCTCCCCATGTTTCAGTTTCTGTAGCCCATGTTGTTGTAATAGTAGCCCAAGTTAAACCTTGTGCTATTTTGGCTACGTTTGCGAGGGTGGTAGTTGGTTTTGATACGTTGGTTAAACTCATTATCTATTGTTTTCTCTACTAGGTGATAATCTACCTTTACTGTCTGTATTTCTATCTGCGAAATATGTAATCATTTTTTGTTCTTCTTTCTGTAGTTCTGCTCCAAGTGCTGAAAGGTTTGCAAGTCCAAGTGTTAATGCACCATCATAAGCAGAAGCTATAACAAATCCTCTATGTAGAAGTGGTGAACAACCTGGTTCTTTTGTTGTATCTGTTGCTGCGAAATAGCTAGGTGTTCTCTGGAAGTAAAACTTTAATCCTGCTGTTACAGAAGTTGCTGGTGTTGGGTAAAGTCTAATTATGTTATCTGCTATTAGGTCGTATTGTATTGGTTGACCATCTGTACTTTCATATGTGTCAAGAGCTAGGTCAATTTCTTTGTGGTCTATCTTTTTTAGTTGTGTCCAGTTTCCTGCACTATCTTTTATATCTATACGAGTAAGGTTTACTATCTTATTGCTTTGTTCATCTACCAAGAATGAGTAATCTGATTGTGCTCCTACTAGGTTAGTAGTACCTATTGGAAGTTTGGTATGGTTTGTATCATCCCATTGGAATTGCCTATCAGCTCCTATTGCAAAGCCTACAATTTTATCAAACCAGTTATTGCAGGAGTTCACAATCTTAGAGGTAGCCCATTGGGTGCTATCTACACGCATCATGTCTCTTGTTTGTTGAACTATTCCTGTGTTGTTTGTTGCTTCGCTAAATTGCATTGTGTTTTTGTTAATTTGTTAATATCCTCATCCTCACCCTCCGTAGAGGGCAAGAGGAAGACGTTAAGCGTCTGGGACTACTGCAGTTACTACTGCACCTATAGCTGAAAAACCATGACCCATCCATCCGATAGTGTTATTAATCTTTTTAAAGTAATGGATTTGAGTATCTGTGAAAAGATATTCTTTTGTTCCATCACAATCTTCTGAGTTGATTTCTTCTGCGGAGGCTGCTGGTGTTCTTACTTCAAAGTTAGCACCTGCTGAACCAATGACCATTATTTCATGACCTATTGGAACATCTGCTAGTGAAGGAAGAACTATCCAATCATTAGCATCATTTGCTACACCTGTAACTTCTACCACTTTTACTCGTGGAGGAATTACATTCTGTCCTAAAACAGCTGGTGTTGCATCATCTGCAACGATTTGGATTGGCTTCAAGTGGAAACCGTCTAAATCTGGACTTATATTTGTTATTGACATATTTCTTGTTTAGTTAATTAGTAATCTCTTTCGGGGGAATTAGAGAATGGAGTCAATCGGTGGAAAAAACTCTATTCTCTAAACCCCCAAAAAGAGGGTTTACAAATGCTGACTACGCAAGTGTAATGTCAACGATTAAGTCTCTCTTTGGAACCCATACGTGTGCTCCAATGTAACCGTATACTGCTACTTCTTTACCTGTCTTTCCTGCTACTGCCTTTTCTTCAAACTTGATAGCTTGAGGAGCTGCATAAGTAGCTACACCCTTAACTCCGAATAGACGGTGACCACTGTTAGACCAAGTTTGAGAACCTGAGTCTGAAGTAGCTGCGTCATCTTCAAACATACCTGTACGTGCAACGTAGATTTCTACGCCTCCGTAAGTTGTCATGAAGCCATTGTTAAGTGCTGCATCTGCGAAAGAAAAACCATTTGTCATCTGAGCTTGCATGAAGCCAGGGACATCTGTGTTTTCAATAACCAAGAACATACCTTTGTAAGCCTCTCGGTAACCCATAACCTTTGATGCAAGGTTAGAGATTATTGTGTTGATGTTTTGTGCAGTTGAGAAACCTCCTGCTGGAGTTGTGTATGTTCCTGTTCCTGCCTCAAGTACAACGTTCAAAACGTACTTGTCAATAGCTTGTACTACTGATGCGTTCATGTCGTCTGTTCGTGCTGCAAACAAATCAAACTGTGAAAGTGTATCTTCAAAGTCGTAGATGTGTTCTGCTACAACGAATTCGTCTGTAACTGTTAGTGTGTCGTTAGTAAGTGTGAAAGCTGCAGTTGAGTAAGTACCTGTCAAAGCCTGAACTGTTGTTGCAGGAGCTGTTTGATAAGGAGACTTAATTAACTTTGAGCCAGAACGGTCTACGTTACAGATTTTTTCTGCGATAAGACTCTTTCTTAGTGCGATTTCTAGAGATTGCTGTTTATACTTCTCTCTAACTGAAGTTGTTGCTATTGTGTTCATAATTGTGAATTTATAATACTAATTCTAATAAATCCACCGATTGTTTTAGTCTTTGATGCCTAGTCTAAGTTTAATAACTCTTTCCATGTCTGCATCGTTGTCTGGTAATTCTCCTTTTGCTGCTTTAGCTAGTAAAACATCATCTGAAGTCTTACCTGTTCCACGCTTTGAGCTACCAACATTTGCTGCTGATGCTATGGAGCGTTTCTCTTGGTTGTCTTTCAAAATTGTAGCAACTACGTTTGACTTAAGTGCCTCTGCGATAGTTATTTGTTTAAGTTGAGCATATTCTCTAACTTCTTCTATATCTGCTTCGGGTACTTTTGCATCAATGAGTGCGTACAAATCTTTGGTTGTCAATTCTCCTGTTGTAGGAGTTTGCTTTGGAGTAACTGGGGCTTCTGTTTTAGTTGCCTTAGCTGCTCTTTCTGCTTTCTCTGCACGAATCTTGTAATTTTCTGCTAACTCCTCAGCCTTTGCTAAACGCTCAACTAATTCATTAGTTTCATCACCCTCCTCGTATGAAGTTTCAAGGACTTCTTCCTCTGCTGTATTTGAGATGTCAGCTGCATCATATTCGTTTTCCATAGTTATGTCTTTAAGGTGTTCCTTCTGCACCATTTTTATTAATTATAATACTCTTTTATTGTAAAGAACTACTTACTACTATTTTTTGCGTTATCTGTCTTGATTTGCTCAGGTGTTTTATCTTCTGCTTCAGCTAACATCCTGATACTATCTAAACCTCCCTCTAATTGACCGATAAACATGTTTCTTGCCTTTATGTTTATCATAGCCTCCTCAGTTGTCATACCACTGAAGTCCATACTAATCCAAAGGTCTGTTTGCTGACCAATTCCTCCATCTAAATCATACTCAGGAAATATTTTCTTTCTTATAGCTATTAATAAAGGCTCATTTCCTTTAAATGTATTCTTTATTAAAGCTACTTCTGTTGGTGTTAATTTTGCCATATTTTTTATTTCATCATCATACTACCCATTCCAGTATCGACTCCTGCTCCACCGTTAGGAGCTACTGGCTGTTGACTTTTCATTGTAGAACTATTTAAACCTGCTAGTTCTACTGGGCTGACTGTTCCTGTTCGTATCAGTATCTTGTTAAACAAAAGATTTGCTTTTGGATTGTTTAACATATCAGGGTTTCCTGCGATTGTTTGTAACATTGTACCAAGTGTTGCCATGTCTGCTTTGTTGTCTGTACCTTCACCTGAAACATCTATTTCAAGTTCCCACTCAATATCTTTCAATAATTCTTTCCATGTCAAGTCTGTAAGCTCATCTGGTTTAAAGTATCTTTGGTTTCCTTGTTCATCTAATTCAGAAACAACACTAGAAGCTTCTTCATCTACCATACCTTGAGTAACTTCTGGAATTTCACCTGTTGTTATTATTTGATTTATTAGTTTGTGTGCTAGTCTTTTTGTTGCTTCAAAAGGAACATATTTTTTGTCAATCTTTTCAATGTCGTGTTGTTCTAGTATTGCAGTAATTTCATCTGAATTATCCATTTGTTTTTTAAGGAATGGTATAACATAGTTTCTTAACATTTCTTCAATGTGAATACCTTTGTTTTCTACCATCATCTCAAACAATGAATGAGACTCATTTAATAGTGCTTCAACTTGTCTCCAAGCTGTTCCAGAAGGAGCTGCTTGACCCATCATTGATTCACTGATACCATTTATCTCTGTTCCAAGTGCTTTCCATTCTGCTCCATAGTTTTGTAGTGCAGTTATGTCATGTGAGTTGTTTGCAACTTGTGTAAGGGGTTGATTTATTGAGTGGATAAGAATATCACCTGTTTCAATAGACGTAAGTGCATTTTGTCCCACAAAGTTACCATCAGAGGTCTGGAATATTAGCTTAGAAGCCAAGTCTAATTGGTCTTTGATTTGTTTCTTTGTGTGGTTAAGCATCCACTGTGCTTCGAATAGGTTTTCTACTGCACCTATTGACTGAGTACGACCATCTTCTTTAATAAGATGTGTAATCATGTATGGGTTCTTTTCCTCTTTACCTTTGACCAGACAGTAGTCATCATATTTACCAGCTTCTTTAGATGCAACAAAAGATATAACGTGCATTTGCTGTACATAAGTATCTTCATCTACTTCTTTACCTGTCAAGTAAGACAATGGAAGTTCTCCGTGTACCTCATAAAGTTTGATGAAGTTTGTTTTGTTGTCTTTTTTGTCTTTTCCTAGTGTTTCACGTGCAACAGTTGAATCAATCAACTTATCAACCATATCTTTGTCGTAACCTTTTCTGTTTCTAAGGTCTGATGGTGATAGTTCAAGCACCTCAATAACAACATCATTATTGAAATCTACTTGGTCAACTATTAATCTATTCCAAGGAATAACCATTGAGTGTAGTTTTCCATCTGTTTCAATAAATTTTACAACAGCTGAACCATAACGTGCTAGTGTTCTACCCCAGTCATTAAGAAAAGCTCCGAAGTTTGCTCTCCTCATCCAGTTCTGAAGCAAGATTGTTGCCATAAAAGAGGTGAAGATGTTTCTTGTGCTTGTAGCTTTTACTTTGATATCTTTTCTGTCAATGTCTGTAGCTCTGTACCAGATATTTACTGCCGCAGTTACAATGTTGAAGAAAGGTTTTTCTCTATCCATTGAATCCTTGTCTCCAGAAATGTGCTTACTATTTAAGTAGGCATCAATTTTGTTTATGTTTTCTGAAAGAGAAAAATCTACATATTTAGAGATGGTTGTTTTACCACTTATGTAATCACTTTCATTTTTTCTTATTAACTCTGCTAGTGTTTTTTCTGATTCCATTTAATAATCCACCGATTATTTTATTAGTTGTACACCAATGTTAGGTCTGCTGTTCCACCGACTATTGCATACAATCCATTCTTGAATGTTAATCCATCTGGGAATGTAACCACTTGAGATGTTGCAGTAACAAATGTGTATGTATTTAACATTGTTTTAGCTGCGTCTGTGCCACCTGAAAGTGTTGTTCCTGTCCAAGCTGTTGTAGTTGCTGTTTCAGTTGTAGTGATAGAATTACCAACAGTACCAAAGTTTAATGCTTGAATTACTTGTGTTGTGTTTCCGTTTGTAGTTGCTGTAACAGTTGGGTGTGCGTTTGTTCCTGTTGAGTAATCTGTTCCCTCTGTACCACTTGCGTTGATAGCCTTCTTCATATTGTCAAGAGCTGTTGCATCATTGGTTACCCAAAGAATTTCATTTGCTACTGCACTTGCTACACCATTTACTGTTTCACTTAATTGGTTTGTGAAGTAGTAAGATGTTCCATCTATTACGAAAGTTGATGAAGCAGTTGCTACACCAGTTATTGATGTTCCTGTACCACCACCAAGTGTTGTGTCAGCCCATAAAAGGTGTGTTGATGTTTCTGTTGTTGCTTTTGTGTTATTCGCTGTACCTATAACTTTAGAGACAACTTTTTGAGTTGTGTCTGTGTTTGTAGTAGCTGTTACGTCTGGGTGTATTGCAGTACCCGCAAAGTATTCTGTGCCAGGTGTTCCACTTGCGTTTATTGCTGCTTTTAGGTTGTCCAATGTGATTGCTGCACTTGCACCGATTTGCACATCATATGCTGCTAACATTGTATCTTTAAAACGATAGACTATTGAACCAATAGTAACAGTGTCTCCATCTGTTACGTTTGTTGCATCACTTGTAAGTGTACTCTCTGGAAACTTAGCATAAACTAATCCTGAAGTAGTAAGAGTGCTGGTAGCATAAGCTCCAGCTGTGTTATCTACTCCGTCTAGTAATTTAATTGTTCCACTTGTGTTAGAGTTTACAATAACTCCTTTAACTTGCCCCGCACCCAGTTTAACTAATTGGGTCTCTGTTATATTCTTTGACAAACTTCCTAATTCACTCATAATATTCTTCCACCATTATTTTCTAGTTTTTAATGTTTAAGTTTTAATTTGCACCTGTATTATAACATACTTTGATTTATTTGTCAAGTGTTTATTTATTTGTTTCTCTTGTTCTGTGGTTTCTGTTCATTGAAAATCTCTCACTTTGTTTCTTAAATACGTCACTCATTCCTGATAAACGGAAAATAGACGTTAATCCATAACGTATTGCATCCATTGTGTGGTCGTAGCCACCTTCTGGAATCTCAAGAACCTTGTTGTTTTTATCTGTCATCCAGAGGTAATTTCTGTATTCTTTTATGATATTTATCGACCTTTTTGTTACAGAAATACGCTGCATTTGTACTATTTGTATTCCATTTTTTATACTGTCTCTACCTTTTTCTGCACCAAAAGTAGACACCCCGTAGGAGGTTAATTCATCAATACTTTTAGGTTCTGCACTGTCAGCTATTGTCAAGGCTTGTCCAGGTTGGTTGGCTATTATGTCTGCTATTTGTTTGTTGCTTAATCCTTTCTGAAAAGTAATCTCATCTAATATGTATCCTCCATTATATCTGTAAATAGCAACAATAGCGGTGGGGTCATTTGTATATCCAAAGTCAAGTCCATATCTTTCCAATACAGCTTCATGCGGAACAGCATCTATGATTAACCAGTCACGATAAATCTTACCTTCTATTTCTCCCATTAGTCCAAGTCCATAAACCTGCCACCAGCCTTTTCTTTCTTTTCTTTGCTCTAGTGCCTGAACAATAGAATCTCCAAGTGCTTCGTTATCTTTATAGGTTATGATTATGAAATCACAATCTGTTCTGTTTCCTTTTAGTTCTGTTTGTACCCAAAATTCATTTGATGGGTTGTAGTCAAGATATATAAATTCTGATGTACGTATTTCCAACTGTTCAAACGCCTCAAATGAAACGTTGTTACATTCGTTTATAAATAATCTGTCACGTCTAGCTCCACGTAGTTTGTCTCCGTTGTCTGTAGAGAAGAACTCTATCTGTGAACCTGTTTCAAAAGTATACATGGAATCTGTTGTATTCCAGCAATCATCTTTCCAGTAACCATGTTCCACCATTATGTTTTTGAAGTCACGTATTGCTCCTCGTTTTAGGTGAGGAATAGACTCAGAACAAATAGATGTGAGTGTTTTCTTTTTATCTGCTTGGGCTAGGGCTATAAGGTATAGTAAAATAGAAATAGTCTTTGAGGCAGAAGAACCACCCTGAACAATTCTTATTCTTTTTTTCATACCCATTATTTTACGGGTAGCTGTGGTTCTAATGAATGGCATCTAATCTTTTTCTATTAGGATATTTTCTATGAATATAAATGTGGCAAGTGTGACTCATAAAGTTCTGCACATAGTAATTATGTAATATCTTACTACATAAAACAGCTAACTTCCAAAACGGGAATAGAACAAAATACCAAATAGTTGGTTTATATACTTTTCCATCTAATTTCATTATAGGTATAATCATACTATTCAATTACAGGTTCATTAACTTCTTCTATTTGGGGTTTAACATTTATCACATCAATAGCATCTAGTTCTAGGATAGGTGTAGGTAGTGCTGTAACCTTAACCTCTGTCTTACTACTGTAACCCAAATCTTTACCGAGGGTAGTAACAATCATCTTAGACATGTCTGCTACAATTCTTGCCTTGTCTGCATCAAACACCTCCTCTTGTGTTCCATCTGGATTTGTTTTAATCTTTGTCAAGCCCAGGTTTATAATACGGGCTATGTTACGTTCTGCGTTATTCATCATCTTAGAACGTCTTAGTTTATCTTTCTTTTCTTTAAACCAAGCAAGGTTACCTATGTTGATAGCTGTGTTCTCTGCAAACCCTGCATCTCTAGCGGCTTGTCTAGCGTTGGGATTACCATCTCTAACACTCTTTAAATAATAGTTCCAACAGTTCTCTCTACGGCTGTTATCTTGGTTCTTGTTTCTAATACGAGGGTCAGTAACTATGTTACCTGTCCTCTTATCTCTATACACCTCTTCTAAATAACCTTCCTCATTTGACTTGAGTTCAGGTTCTTCCACCTCTTTAACTTCTACCCTCTCTACAACTACCTCTTCTTCTATAGTATTTTGCATATCCTATATTATAACATATCTAGAATTATTTGTCAAGCTACTTTAATAGTTTTGTAGCTTCTTCTTGGTTTAAATATCCAACCATTTTAATTAATAACTCAGTATTATCTTTACACATTCCTAAAACCACATTACATCTTGAACAAATCCAACCCCTAAATTCTCCAGTATTATGGTCATGGTCAAAACAAATAGTTCCACCATCACCACAAAGTTCACAGATATTAGGTTTAAGTCTTTTTGCTTTTTCTTCTTGTTTTGAAACTCTCCATTTTTTTGTATATTCTACAGTGTTCATAGTAATTCCACCCTTCCAATTAGGGTGATTTTCTTTTTTCATTGGATTTTCTTTATTTCTTTTTGATAAATCTGGTCTTTTTCTACCTTTGTTGTTTTTACCATAACCCCTCAAAATAGCAATTTCTCTTAACTTTTGTTTAGATTCTTCTGTGTGTTTTTTAAACATAATATTACTTTAATAACCGTCTCGCTTCTTCAGGTGAAACTATGTTTCCATAAAGAGAAGATGTTAGATTCTTTATACATTCCATACGTAAGTGAAATCTCTCTTCTCTATCATTAATAGATTTTAATTGTTCCTTGTATGCTTCTACCTCCATCTTTAATCTGAAGTCAGCATCTGTCAAGTAGTAGGTAACCCATGTATCTAAACCATACTTATCTTGTTGTTTATGGTGGGTCTCTTCGTGAATTATTAAATGTTTCGGTAGAACATTGTTTGTATAGATGTTGTGGTCGTAGGCAAAGATGGTATCATCTGTTATATCAAATACCTTCCTATACTCTTCTATTAAAGGAAACTCTTCTTGGGGTTTTATCATTTAATTATACAACACTTAAGTATACACATATTCTCTCCCCAGTCTCCGTCACTTGTGCGGGTGGCAGATAGTATTATAACAGTATCATCCTCGTAGGTTACCCAACCCTTTGTAGTACATATAGTTTTATTTTTACCAAACTTGGCTAGGGCGTCTAAGTTCTTCCAAGCTCCATCAGAGTAATGGTCAAGCCACTTTATAGTCCGATACCTAATGCCACCGAGTTTCTTTTTCATGGGATAAGTATAGCATAGAATAGTGTGTTTGTCAAGTGTGTTAACTGAAAACTAGGGCTTATGATTAATTTAGATGCTTATAACTCTACCACCATTTAATGCGTATGTTCCTGATGTAAAATTAGAACACATTGTTCCCATTACACCAGAATTAGCTTGGGTGGATGAAAACACACCAGGAGTTGTGGTAACTTGATATGTCCAGTTCCATGGTTGTGTATACACTGGTTTATTTACAATTACCACCCTAAAAGGTAAAACTTGTTCAGCAATAGAATCCTTTTCTTGTAATTCTTTTACCTTATCAAGTCTACCTGCTTTAAAATCATCAATAGTTTGTTTAATAACAAAGATTTCTTTGTCTATCCCACGTTTATCTTCTTCTAGGTCTACCTTTTGTTGAAGTAGATTCTTTATAATACTCTTAAGTTTAACAATTTCTTTTTCTTGAATCTCTTGTTCGGCGGACTCAATAGCCTTTTTTATTTGTTCTTTCATATATTTATTCTTATTCTAAGCCCTAGTTTTCAATGAACACCGATACATATTTTATCATATTTTGTTTTATTTGTCAAGACTTGACTTATGTTTTTGAATATGCTATAATGGGAGTAAGTTAATATTGGTTTCTCTTTTGACGGCTTTGTTAAACCGTGAATGACCCTAGATTGGGTATCGTAAGTCTGTTCACTTAGAACGTGTGACAGACAAGAACACTTGAAAAACAGTGCCTTCTTCTTTTCTCTCTTTTCTTCTTTTTTCTTTCTTACCCTTCTTTCTTGGTTTCTTCTTTAGAATAGCCTAAGTTAAACAATGATTGGTGGCTAAGTTGAGCTATATTGCAATCTATATTGCTAAAGTATTAGATTTTTACTCAGTTAGTTTG